CAAACATATAGAATTGCTGGATGAGGTTAATACATTGTTCAATCAGGAAGCGAGCTGTGTATGTGGTTATTGGCATGAGGAAGGGCTGGCTAATTCCAGTTCAATCTTCCCAAATGTTTTAGACGGAAACCATGGGGAGTGGTCAGTTGATGCAATAACGGCCTTAGATCGAAATGTGCGTAGCATGTACTCGAGATTAAACATGCGTAAAGCAGCCGCAATGGTGTTCGGTAATCTTGACTTATTCAAGATTATTCGTGCTTTTATGTTTGATACTTGTACGGCCTACAATCTCGATTCTTTGTGTGCGCGTCTTTATGCGCAACGTTATTTGTTAACAGATTTCAACTTTATGTCGACGGTTCAACGCTCCGATACGTCTATCATAACCCGTGAGCAATTCGCAGCGTTTTCATTTAGAGAACGTTGGGACTTAGCTGGGTTTGGCGGAGTGGATGGCATCAACAAGTTGCTTTGGTATCACTACCATTGGACTTGGTGTGAGGCTTTTATGCCTTCTGGTGTAGTTGGCCATTTTCTAACTTTACATGAAAATGACGAGTTAACTCCGTTTTACTCGTTATCTCAACATGACATGGTTAGATTAGGCTGGAACCCCGGCGCAATGATGTATTCGTTGTGCCGTGTCGCCCCATTGGCGCGAGCCTCGGGTGAGTTGCGTAAAGTGCTGTCGGCCAGAAACAGCTGTCTCAATCTATTTAAAACTCTTGTTATAGCTAGAATGATACAGTTTGTGGATGCGGCGCCAGCTAATCCCACAATCAGTATGTGGGATCGAATTGTAAATGTTTATCTCCGTTGGGGTAGGTGTGGTGTACTCAGTTTAAGCCACATCTACTATGACGGACTCGAGCTCGTTGAGGTGTTGTGCGGGTTCGGGAGTTCCATCGTGGATGCCTGCAGTGTCAATCTCAATACGTTTAGTCCTGAGACTTTGGCCATACTGCTGCTGGTGTTTGCGGTGTTGGCAGTTATGTCGCTGCCCTTCGTGTTTCAGCTTGTGCTTATGTTCAAGCGTTACATGATTGATTGTTTCATGGTACCGCGACTGAAAAAGGTTGAGAAATCTTATGATTTTTCCAGCGCTTTTGTGAGCAGTGTTGAAGTTAAAACTTCTGGTGCTCGGTTGTATCATGTCAATGTGAACGGTCAAACAGTTACCTTACCTGAAGCCCCTAAGGACGTCCCTATGGTATTAGAGATGTCTATGCCAGGGAGCACATTTGTGCCCTCTAGTTGGAAACCGGGGGTGTTGGCTATTGTAGCCACCGATGACTTAGGAGTGTGTGAGTTTGTTGGAATGGGAGTTCGCATGTGCGATCATCTCGTTACCGCGGCCCACGTTGCGAATTTGTTGTTTTCAGGCATCAAGCGCCCTGCTTTAGTCCCTTTCAGTCAAGGGCTAAGCACGAAGCTGAGATTGACAAAGATGATACCTTTGGATATCGAGGCTTTCGATCCGGAGAATTCCGTAGATTTTGGCACACTCGATGTTTTCGCCATACGTCTTGGTAAGGACGTGTGGTCGAAGCTCGGTGTGTCTGAGATAAACACTCTTAAGAGTAGTTTATACAATCAACAGATTGCTTCGGTTGGTGTGCAGGATGGAGTTCTAGTGAGCGCGGTGGGTAAAACTTTACTTGGTTCAGGGTTGACTGAGCTTAGACATACCGCGTCCACTGAACGAGGTTTCAGCGGCGGACCTTTGTTTTCCGGTAGTAGCATGGTCGGTATGCACTATGCGGCTCAAGGTGATTGTAATACTGCGATCAGAATTGAGCAGATTATCGGAAGATTGAAGGTTGTCGAACACTCCTCCAGTTTGGAATTTTCCGAACGCTCAGAAGTCGTGAAGCTGGGCGGGAGAGAGGGTAAAATAGAGGTAGACGAGCTCTCCCATCATTGGTGGGTCGGTACTGATGGTCGTGTGGTTCCTCTCGATGAAGATTATTATCGTAAGAAGCTACATGACTATGGCCGCTATGAGATGGAAGATGACGAGCATCGCGATACATTTACGCGAGATGCGGATTACAATGACGCTCCAGCTGAATTGGATCCGTATGGCGATGACCCTTATTACGCTGCTAATGGGAAAGTTACTACACGTAACGCCCAGTTAGAGAAAAATAAGAAGAAGCGCCCCGCGTTAGTTATGGAAAGTGCAGATCCAAATGTATTAGCGTTGCTCAACGGAACAACTCATCAAGATGTTTTTGAGTTTGCTGGACGAGCTGCCGCGGTTTTCTGCGGCACTTATCCGCCAGTTCAATCGGTTGCCGACGAAATGTTGTCGTCCGTTGAAGCTGAATGTGTTAAACTTGGTTATGACCCGGTTGCATATGGTGAGCCGGAAATTACTAAAAATACAGAGGAAGTATCTTTAGTCAAGCATTTATGCTTGTTCTCTGATAGAGTTAGTAACGTTAAGGAACCACCAACTGAGTTTGAGGTGGATCGTATTTTATTTTTGTTGGAGGATATGCTCAAACATAATAAGTACGAACCTGATAACGACTACAAGCAACGTGCTTGCTTGCATAGGTTGATAGATTCCAGTTTAGTGAAATGTAGTAAGAGTGCAGGTTTTCCTTATGGCGCGGATGGACATCCCACAAATGGTGATGTTCTACGCGCCATTGGTGCTGATGGCGTAGTCGATAGGGTCCTACAAGAGTGGGACGAGCCTTATGAAAATAAGGTGTTCCTAAAGACTGAGCCGCACAAACGGTCTAAAATAGATGCCGGTTTGTTGCGCATCATAACCTGTATGCCTTTACATAAGATGATTAAACACCAAGCGTTGTTCAATAAATTGACAGCGAAAAGTGTTGAAAATTGGCGTAAATCGCCCATAGTGTTCTTTTCTCCACAGGTTCCCGGTGATCCCGAGAATGTGTGGAAGCGTTTTGGTGGTAAGGTTTTAGAAACCGATAAAACCAATTGGGACTTCAATATGTTTGATTGGGTTTATGAGATTGTCTCATACTCAATACAGCATTTAGCAGTTAAACCGGCTGATTGGAATGACCAACAGTTTGAAGATTATCTGTTAGATGTGGAAAATGCC